CCACTCTTGCCGTCGGCTTTGTTAAATTTCTTTGCTACCTTGGTGGGAACCCCCACCTTCTTAGCAAAGACGGGATCGTGCGCAGCACCAGCCATCATGCGGGCCTGCGAGAAGGACTTACTGGGCACCTGTCTGTCTCCCCATTGCGTTGACGGCTGCAGTGGCTGCCTTCCTGGTGGAGTCGGCATCCTTCTGCTTGATCTTGAGGCCCTCGACGTAGCCCTTCTGGTCCTGCGCCTGCTGACGGAGGTCGAGTTCGCGGTTGCGCACGGCAAGCTGCGCCGCGTTGTTGAGCATCTTGTCCTGGTGCTCCTTGCTGCGGAGCTGGAGTTCGGCCATGCCCAACTGCACCGTGGGGTCCTGCGGCTGCTGCTGCGCCATGGCCTGCTGCGCCTGCATGACGTGCTGCTGGACGACCTGCTGCACTGCCTGGGCCTGCGCCTGGTCGCCCTGCGCACCCATGGCCATGGCAGTCTCGGCGTACTGGAGGACGGTGTGCTCGCGGATGTTGGCGAGGAGGAGGGGGGTCATCTGCTGGAAGACGGGGCTTGCGCCGCCCATGGGGTCCTGCAAGAAGGCCATCTTGGCCTGGATGTGGGCCTGGTGGTCCTGCCCCGGGAAAGCCTTGATGGGCTTGCCCTGCGACATCGCCATGATGTCCTCAAGGGGGCTGAGGGGCATCGGGTCCTGCGGAGGGGGCAGGATCTTGTCGACGTTGTCGACTTCCATGGCCGAATAGACGCGCTTGTAGATTTCGCGCATGTCGTGCATCTGGGGGGCCTGCGACGCCATCTGCAGGAGGGTGGTGGCCCTCGTGAGGCGATGGGCGTTGCTGGGCGTGTTGGGATCCGAGGAGGGGATGATGTCGACCTCGGCCCCTATATCCATACGGAAAATCTCGGGCGGGGCGCCCTGCACGGCGTAGGGGTAGCGCGAGAGGTAGTCCTTGTCGAGCCTTCGCAGGATCTTGAATTCTTGCTTTTGGGCTGCGTGGATGCGCTTGTGGGTGGCGCTGAAGAACTTGGTGGAGGCCTCCAGGAGTGCCAGCGTGGTGCCCACGGGGCCGTAATTGGTCGAATCCGCAATGACCTGCTCCGTCGTGTCGGCAAACTTCTGGCCTGCCGCCACCACTTCCTTGTGGAGGGTGAAGAGGGTCTGCGACGGCTCCTTGTAGGGCAGCGGATAGATTGCCTTGGAGATGTCCTGCAGGGTGGAGTCGACGTCGCGCCACTCACCGGGGGCAATGGGGTCGTTGGCCCCCACGACGCGCATCGACTTCAGCTTGAAGCCGCCCTGCAGGTTGGCGAACATGCCCGCATCGACGAGGGCGCGCATGGTGAGGGTGGCGGTCTTCGAGAGGGACCCAATGAGGTGGATGAGGCCCAGCCCGTAGAAGCCCATCGTGGGCACATAGCGGTAGTGGACAAACCACTCCAGCTTGCGCTTGCGGGGATCGGCGGGATCCCAGTTACGACGCACCGAGAGAACCTTGCGGGAGGTGCTGTCCACCGTCACCACGTAGGGGAGGGGGCCCTGCCGCGTCTCCTCAAGGTCGTCGAACTGGAAGTAGCCGTGGTACTCGTAGAGGACGTGGGCCTTGTAGTTGGAGGGCTGGGCCACGCCCTGCAGCTCATCCACCTTGGCGGCGATGGGATTCTGGTCGATCATGCCGGGGGAGCCCACCGTGATCTCACGGTAGATTCCGGCGGCCATGTCAGCCTTCAGGTCCTCGTCGCTGCGGTAGATGACGTGGGCGTATCGGTCGGCCCTACGGAGGTCGGGAGCATTGTAGGAGACGACGAACTGGTCGACTGGCACGTACTCAGCCACGGGTCGACCAAGGCCAGTATCAAAATAAAGCTTTCGGAAGCAAGATCCCACGAGGGGAAGGGCGAAGAGGAGCCGCTCTGTCTCATCGAAGTACTCCACCATCTCTTCGAGGATCTGGTAGTTGAGGAACTCCTTGAGGCGGGAGGCCGCCGCTTCCTTCTCGGGGGAGGTAGCACCCCAGATTCGGGTGCGAACGGGGCCCGCTGCCGGGAAGATTTCCTGCACGGCCTTCGACTGGAACTTGACGACGTTCTCGAGGAGGAGGGGGTGGTTGGCGCGGCAGGCACCTTCGAAGGGCTCCGCCGTCTCCTCAATCTTGAGGCCCAGCTCCTCCATCCCCTTCACGATGAGGTTTTCCCACTCGGCGCGCGAATCGAGGTCGGCCTGCACATTCTCGCAAATGGTGGCTCCCACCATGCCCAGCTCGCTCTCCGAGATGAGTTCGGCGAGGTTGGCCCCCGGGTCGGTAACGTCCACCACGGGTATCACCTCGACATCCCCAAAGGTGACGTCCATGCCGCCATCGTCGAGTTCGACGACGGCCGCCTTCAGACCGAGGGGGTCGAGAGGTGAGGGATTTTCGATGGGCATCCTGGAAGTCTACCAGTTTTCCAAGGGGATATCAAGACCAGTAGGTTTTGCGCTTGAGGGGCACTTCCTCGTCGTCCACCTTGTCGTCCTGGTTGTAGAGGGCGTAGCTGTCGCGGAGGAAGAGGAGGGCCATGGTCATGGCATCCACCTGGTCGTCATGTTTCCCCTTGGGGAAAGCCAGGGCCTCCTCGGCGAGGTCAAAGCTCCAGTCGGGGCCCTCGGGGAGCCACACGCGGCCCGACACGAAGAAGCGCATCACGGCGTGGACTCGGGCCATCTTGTCTTGACCCTTGCCCGGCACGTAGGGTTGGACGGGGAGGCCAGCCCTCTGGAGGTCAGGGTAGAGGACCTCGCCGGAGGCCTTCTTCTCGATGATGATGCGGTCCGGGTTGTACTTCTTGGAGAGCTGGCGGGCCTGCTCGAGGAGTTCGGGGTACTCCCATTTGCCTCGGCGGTTGGCGAGGAGGAGGGCGTTGGGCACCGAGGTTTCCCGCCCCCTACTGTCCTCGTGGACGGTCTTGAAGATGCCCCACACCTGCAGCACGCTGTAGTCGTTGTTTTCCTTTTTGCCGAAGGCGGTGTCGGCACTCATGATGACGGCGTCGCATTGGGGGAGGGGCTTGCCCTCGGGCCACCACTGGATGTTTTCCGCCTTGATGAGGTTGCCCTCCTCCCCGGTGGGCTCCTGCATGTAGAGGGCGTTCCACTGCGAGCGGGGCATCGTGGGATCGTCGCGCAACCCCTTGAGGTATTCGGCGGGCCACCTCTCGGGCCAGTAGGATTCCTCCTCCTCGGAGAGGGCGGGGATGCTGAGGACCCGCCACTGTTCAGCGCGGGGATCATTCTCGGCGCTGCTGAGGAGCCAGCCCGCGAGGTCCTCCTCGTGCCACCTCGTGGTAACGATGAGGATGCGGCCATCGGGCTGCAGTCGAGAACGAAGACCGCCGGGCCACCAGTTCTTGACGAACTCGCGGGCGCTCTTCGACATCGCATCCTGTTCGGAGAGGGGGTCGTCGATTATCGCAAGATTAGCTCCCCGGCCAGCAATACCAGCAGTAATACCGGCAGCCACATACCTGCCTCCCTGTTCGGTGTCCCACCTGTTGGTTGCCCGGGAGTCGCTGCGCACCTTGGTGGGGAAGATGCGCTGGTAGTCCTCTCCCTGGATGAGGTTGCGGGTGTCTCGTCCAAATGCATTTGCCAGTTCCTGCCCGTAGCTCACCCCCATGACCTGCCATGTGGGGTGCCGCCCCAAGACCCACGTGGGGTAGAGGACGGAGGCATTGACGCTCTTCATGCTGCGAGGGGGCATGAAGATCATGGCGCGGGCACGGGGGGTCTCCTCCACCCACTGCAGCAACTCGGCGATCTGTCGGATGTGGTCGCCATCCACGAAGCCCTCGGGGAGAATCCAGGGGGCCGCATACTGCAGGTAAGAGTAGTAGCTCTGGCGGCACTTCATTTCCGCCAGATCCCTCAGCTTGGTGAGGAGTTCCTCATTCGCCGCCAAGCGTCACCCCTGCAATGCGGGCCAGGCGCTGCACCTCCGCCTCCATCTGGTCGGGCGAATCCAACTTCTTGGTGGCGGTGAAGACGGCCTTCTGGTCCACGAGGTACCCAAGGTGCTTCCCGATGAGTTCCATGGCGCGGTTGGCCCCGCTGTAGTCGCCGTCGGCCATGGCCCTCTGGTAGGTATCCTTGAGCATCGCCAGGTAGATGTCGCGGGTCATGTCGGCCTGCGCCTCATCCCGCGTCTTCAACCTCGACAACTTCTTCTGGATGCGGGGCCTCTTGAGCCAGTTGCTGCCGATGACGGAGGGATTGCGCCCGTCGTACCCGGTAGCCTTGATGGCTTGCGTGGCGTTGCCGTGCAGCACATACTCGCGGCAGAAGAGTTCTTCCTCGGGACTCAACTCCTCCCTGAACCGCTTCTTGAAGAGGATTTTGGGACGCTCCTTCTTGGCCAGCTCCTTGGCCGCTTCCAACTCTGGTATCTCGCTCATGTCACGCTCGTAAGGATGTGGGTGTTGACATACGCCTTGAGGCGCCTCACCTCGATGCTGCTGCGCCCCGTGCCGCCCTCAC